GAAACCTGGGAAGAAACCATTGACCGCTACCTCAACTTTTGGATAGAGAAAGGTAAGCTTACTCTTGAAGAAGCTAACGGTATCTTTGCAGACATTCATGACATGGGTGTTATGCCCTCCATGCGAGCACTCATGACTGCTGGAGAAGCACTAGACCGTGACAATGTAGCTGGTTTTAACTGCTCTTACTTACCTATCGACCATCCTAAAGCTTTTGACGAAATGATGTACGTACTTATGTGCGGCACAGGTGTAGGCTTTAGTGTTGAACGCCAGTACGTATCTAAACTACCAGAAGTAGCAGAGGAATTTCATGACACAGATACCGTTATACACGTCGCTGACAGCAAAATTGGATGGGCTAAAGCGTACAGAGAACTTATTAGCCTGCTGTATTCGGGTCAGCTTCCAAAGTGGGACGTATCTGGAGTACGACCTGCAGGGTCAGCCCTTAAAACCTTTGGAGGTAGAGCGTCTGGTGCGGATCCTCTTGTTGACCTCTTTAAATTTACCACCGAAATCTTTAGGGAGGCTGCTGGACGTAAGCTTTCCTCTATCGAGTGTCACGATATCTGCTGTAAGATTGCACAAATCGTTGTCGTCGGAGGGGTTAGGAGAAGTGCTCTTATCAGTCTTAGTAACCTCACTGACGATAGACTACGACGGTGTAAGTCAGGACAGTGGTGGCAAGACAATCCACAACGAGGACTAGCCAACAACAGCGCATGTTATACAGAGAAGCCGGACTTTGAGGCATTCCTAAACGAGTGGAGTAGTTTGTATGAGTCACGATCAGGAGAACGAGGAATGTTCTCTAGAGTCGCAAGTCAAAAGCAAGCTGCAAAGAACGAGCGACGAGATGCTACCTATGATTTTGGAACTAATCCATGTTCAGAGATCATCTTACGACCAAACCAGTTCTGCAATCTATCGGAAGTTGTTGTCAGGTCAGCCGATACGTTGTCAGACCTTAAACGAAAAGTACGTGTTGCGGCTATCCTTGGAACTTTACAGGCTACGTTAACTGACTTCCGTTACCTACGTAAAGCGTGGCAAAAGAATACAGAAGAGGAAGCATTACTTGGTGTTAGCTTAACAGGCATCATGGATCACCCAACGCTATCAGGAAGGAGGGACAAAGGTGTTCTCAAGACTTGGCTTACTGAACTCAAAGAAGAAGCGATTAACACTAATAAGGAATGGGCTACTAAGCTTGGTATTAATATCAGCACTGCCATTACTGCTGTTAAACCTTCCGGTACTGTTAGTCAGCTGGTTGATTCTGCATCTGGCATCCATCCTAGATACTCAGATCAATACATTAGACGAGTTAGAGCGGACGCAAGAGACCCACTCTGTCAAGTCTTAGAATCGGCAGGAGTGCCTGTAGAGGACGACGTAATGTCTCCTAGTACTAAGGTATTCTCCTTTCCGATAAAGTCTCCTGAAGGCGCTGTGGTGGCCTCTGAGATGGGAGCAATGGAGCAACTTGAGCTATGGGAAATTTACCAGGACTTCTGGTGTGAACATAAGCCGTCTATGACCTGTTACTACCGTGACGAAGAGTTCTTGGAAGTGGGTCAATGGTTGTACAATAAGTTCGATAAGATAAGCGGAGTTAGTTTCCTCCCTTATTCCGAACATACGTATCAACAAGCGCCTTATGAACCCATAGACTTAGAGACCTATGAGAAGCTGAAGAAAGAGTTTCCTGAGACCATTGATTGGGCAATCTCAGAAAACTCAGACATGACGGAAGGGTCTCAACAGTTAGCCTGCACTGGTAATAACTGTGAGTTGTAACTTATGGGGGCCTAAGCCCCCTTTTTTATTTACTGTGTAAAAGCCTGTACAGCTCAGGCTCTTGAGCTTTTACTAAAGCCATTTTACCTGATCTTTCCAAAGAAGCTTTAACCCTCGCTCTTTGATTGTAAGGAAGCCTCTTTATTCTTTCTACAGCTTCTTTATCAAGTACTTTTTCTGAAGTAGTACTAACAAAAGGAGTTGTAGCAGCTACAGAAGGTGTCCTAATTCCGGCTTCTCGTAAAGGAACAGCCGCTTGTTCTGCTCTGTCAACAAAACCAGAAATGCCTTTTTGTAGTCCTGTCTGTTTAGCAAAAATACGTTGAGCAGTTTCAGTAGCTAATAAACGGGAACCCACAACGCCGGTCCCTACTGTCTTGCTTATTTCTGGTGTAGTTGCTGTCAATACTTGTCCTACTAAAGCAGTGTTAAATAAACGCTCGAATACAGAAGCGTCGAAAGACTTAGGTGCAAACCTAGCTAATTCCTTTTCTTTGTTGTTTAAGTCCTTAGCTTGTTGCTCTAAGTTTGCAAGCTGAACCTTATGTTTTTCTCTTGCTGCTGTTACAAGGTCTTTAACTCTAGCTCTAACTTCGGCTGTCTGACCAAGTCCTGAAAAACGCTCCCTAACATCTTTTATGTCTTTGGTTAGTTGAACAGCTGCGTCGTCCTTAGCTTGACTTAAAGATTTCTTTTCTAACTTTATTTGAGATTTTAAATCAGCAACAATATTATTTGCGTCTGTATTAGCTTTTTGTAAAATAGTCTGGTTTCTTTGTCTACTTAAGTTTGCAACCGTTTGAGCTTCTTTCTGCAACTTTACATTACCTCTTGCAGACATATAACGACTAAACGCTTTAGAAGATTCAATCCAATCTTCAGCAGTAAACGCTCCTTGTACTACGGCTTTACCACCAGTTGCTCTTCTAGTCGATTCTTCAACTAATCGTTTAGTTGCCCACAAACCATTCTCTGCATCAAACGCTTGTCTTTCAGCAGTAGTAAGGTTGCTTTTAATTAAAGTGTCGAAGTAGTCTTTAATTGAATCTACGTAGTTTCTTGTTAAGGGGTCGTTTTCAGTAACACGATTAACTACAGTCCCTATACGAGACCTAAGATTCACTAAATCCTCACCTGTTATTTGACCTTTACTGGTTAGTTTATTTAAACTTACTTCAGCGTACTCTAGTACTTCGTCTAACTGTCTACCTACTAGTACAATGTCTGGATCAGTTTCGTGTAGTTTCTTAAGATTAGTAATTATTTCTTCTGGGTTTACTTTATAGGTTTTAGACTTAGCTGTAACATAACCATACTTTTTCCATAGATCATCTAAAGCTTTTAAAGCATCTTGAGGATCTAAAGTAGTTATTGCAGTTACTTCGTCTTTAGGGGCGGAACCAGGAGCAGCTGCTGTTAAAGCATCTGATCTAAACTGGCCTTGAACGGCGTTAACTGCCTCGTCTGCTTCTTTAACAGCAATAGCTTTTAGATCGTCTGTAGAAGCATTCTTGATATTTGTAAGACGGTCTACTTCGTCATCTGTTAATCGTTGAGCAGAGTTAGTTGATAGCTTTTCGTTTAAACGTAGTTTTTCTATTGCATCGTTTCTCATTTCATCAAGCGAACTTTTAGACAACTTAAGTTCAAGGCCGTTTGCCTTTTTAGCTCTAGATACTTTATTTGCAGCGGCGTCCTTTAGATTAACAGCCGCTTTACGCATAACGTAAGAAGGAGCTATTTTTGAAGCAACAGACCTAACTTGTTGTTCTGTTAATGTCATACCTCCATAAGCCTTAGAAATAACAGATCTATAAACAGGAGCAATAGGGTGTTCAGTAAACATTAAGTTAACAAAGTCTTTGCCTTGTCCTAACTGCTGAGCCATCTTATTGTTTACAGCACCAGAGTAAACTTTCTTTACAGCCTCAAAACCAAAAGGAATTACAGCACCAGCAGCAAAACTTAGTCCTGCGTTCTTTAAAGCCTCGTCTGTGTTTTCTCCTTCAAACCCCGCTACAGCAGCAAGAGGAGCACCCACAGCTGCAGAAATAACAGGAGTTGGTTTAGTGGCTGCAGCAATGCCGGCCTTATTTAATACACGCTCTAATGGCTTTATAGCCTTTGATATAAGAGGTAAAGAAGATTTTGTAGGCGCTTGAGCTGCATAATGGGCTGCCATTTTACTCAACGTAGCAGCATCGTCCGCAGCTAAACCAACTTGTCCTCCTACAGCAGCTCTTACGCCTGCTCCACCTGCGACTGCGGCTTGTCCCTGTCGTAATCGAGCTGCTGTTGTTAGTAAAGCACCTCCAGCGATAGAAACAGGAGAAAAGATGTTTCCTGTTATTTGTCCTACAGTTCCTACAATAGGCTTTCTTTCCATAAACTCTGCTGTTTCTGCTTCAAGATCGGACAGCATTTCTTCACGAATAGTAGTAACGTCTTTACCTTGAGAAAGCTCAGGGTAAAAGGCCTTAAAAGTAGCTGCAGAAATCCAACTACCTACTTCTTCACTTTTGTTTAGCCACAGTCCGTCAACAACTAAACGAGCAGCCATCATTAGATCATCGGAAGTCCATTCTTCTTCCCTGTCTAACTCTTCGTACGTGCCTTTTGCAACTCTTTCTTCTGTTTGTTGTTCTGTTGTAAGAGCATAGTCTCTATACCTATTTACAGAAGAAGGCTTTCCTGTAACAAAACGGGAATAACGGTTGTTTGGAGATATTTCCTCTCCAGTAACAATATTTTGTTCTGCCATGATTAGACCTCATCTGTACTTAGCAGGAAAAATTTTAAACGCGTCTGTAAACTCAGCTAAAATTTGTTGTCTTTCTTCGTCTGTTTTTGCGTTTTGCATGTCTATATCAAGCTGTTGCGCTGCTTGGTTATATCCATTAGCTACTCGAGTAAAACCTACAAAAGTAGGCGCTCTAACTTGATCCGGACCCATTTGTTTTTCTATAAAGTTTTCTGCAAGAAGACCAACATCAATAGCAGCTGAAAGTATTCTTTGTTCAGCATCTAAATAGTCCTGTATTTCTTGCGCACCTGCACTTGATGGAGGAAAACCTTGAGAAAATATAGCAATGTCTGTATCAGAAGCAACACCAGGAGGAAGACTATTAATAATTTTAGTATTCTTCTCCCTTATAAACTTAGTTTTAGCTTGTTCTGCTTCGTCTCTTACTCCAGCAGCAGTGTAAAAAGCAGTTCTAATGTTTCCTAATAAACCAGGCGTAATGTCAGTAGTTAAGAGCGTGTTACTTAAGTCTCTGTTTGACTGAAGAGAAACATTTGCTGTAGCTGTTGCGTCTTGGTACTCATAAAACTTGTCATAAGTTTGAGGAGCCATATCTTCTGGTTTAAAGTCCTTTGCAGGATCTAAAGTATCAAGGTCAGCCCTGTTTCTGCTTTGAGCATAGTTGTTTATAGACTCTGTAGTATATTTTCTTTGCTCTACAAGAGTTTGTAGGTGGTCGTTAAACTTATCGTCTGGTGCATTAGCATATAGCTCTTCACCTTCAGGACTAACTAGAGCAGATCCTTCAGCAACAACAACAGGTTTTTCAGGCTCTGGTTTTGTAGCTATGTAATTTCTGAGAAAAGTAACGTCAGCACCTTCTAATGCTGCAACCATTTCAGCATCGTTTCTTCCTTTTGCTATTTCAATAGCTCTGCTTTCTAGTGCTTTTCTATTCCTTTCTTTTGTTTGAAGCTGTTCTTGAGCAAGAGTAGCCTGTCGCTTAACTTGTCCACGCTGTTCTGCTTGTGCAATCTGCTCAGGTGTAGCACCTAAGCCAACAAGAGAACCAACAGCTTCTTGGTAGTCACTGCCTTCTGCTGCTGCCTGTTCCAAACCAAATAAGCCACCAGTAACGCCACGTTGAGTTTGCTCACGCTCCTCTTGCATCCGCTGTGACGCTCTAGTCATAGAAGGACCAGCTGCTGCTGCTCTACCTACTTGATACAGGTTCTGACCAAATGCAGGCTGCATAAGACCCTGTAGTAGTCCTTGTGAAAACTTAGCCATCTTAGCCTCCTATGCCTAGTAGATCAAACAGTGGGTTAACAATTTTAGTGATACCGTCACCCATACCAACTTGCTGTGGTGTCAACAGTCCTGACAGGAGACCAGTACCTAGTTGACCATAGAGGTTAGCTTGTCCAAGACCTGAACCAAGCAGTGCCTCAAGTCCACCCATTTGTGCTTCACCAAATAAACCAGCACCTTGTAGCTGACCACGTTGCGCCATTTGTGCAGCTGGCATACCTGCTTGTAGGACGTTCAATGCTTGCGCTTGAGGTGTGTAACTAGCACCCATGAACTGACCACCTAGCTGCGCCTGTTGCATCTGCTCAGCTTGCGCCTGTTGCATTGCACTTAGCATCGCCTGGTTACGTGCTTCTTCCTGAGCCTTAGCCAAAGCAAACTGCTCAGGTGCGCCTCCAAACTGTGCTGTACGCAAACCTAAGCGTCCTTGTGCCGCTAGACGCTCTTCAGTAGCAAGACGCTGACGTTGCTCTTCAGGACGCTGTGCTTCCCTTATTCGCTCAAAGACAGCCTGCTCACGTGCCTGCGTAGGTTGCATAGCCTGTTGATAAAACTGACCTGCACCTCCGAACATCTGCTGTTGGAACGCTTGTTCTTCTGGAGACATGCCTACAGTAAGACCACCTTCAGGAGTAGTAGTTAATGCTCCTCCTGTTCCTGTTGTTACTGTGAAAGGTTGGAAACGTGTTTGCTCTACACCAGTAGTAGCAATTTCGCCTGCTTCCCTTCTTGCTTGTTCACCTATTTCACCAAGACGTTGATAAGCTTTACCTGTAAGTAAACCACCAGCGCCTATGGCACCTAAACCCAATAATTGTCTTAATGTGTCGCTCATAGTAATTTACCCATTAAAGCCATTACGTTGATCTCCTGTAGTGACAGCTGTGAACCGTCAATCTCTGCTTCTAAACCTACAACAATACTAGTTCCGTAGCCTGTTGCGTTTAAACTTCTTTGGTTGGTCAAAGCGCCACCTGTGAACTCCACAGTTGTGTACTCACTCTCACCGAAAAAACCAGTGACCTGGTCCCCTACCGTAAACTCTGCTGTTGCGTACGTACCTTTGAAGTCATACGCCCACTTCATAAATACTGTTGCGTTGTTCGCACCAACTAACGTAGGCTTCAGCTTCTTAAGAATCTTAACTCTAGAACTGTCGCCAAATGTTAAGCTTGGGCTGTAGTACTTAAAGCGGTAGCCTAAACCGTTGTCTTGATAACCAGTGTACTCACTAATACCTTCAGACGTGCCTATGTAAAAGTCACCGTTGTCTAAACGTGTGTAACAACTAAAGCCAGTAGAAGGCCAACGAGTAACACGGTAGGAACCATTCTCTGTTGTTCCTCTAACGTCAAAGCAGTAAGTGTTGTCCTGACCTACAAAAGTTAGTAAGTAAAAACCTTCTTCAGGACTATAAGCAGACCTAAAGAATGTGTTTTCTGTCTGCAAGGCGTTAATAATGTCCTTACTAATGTTTGCTGACAAACTACTAACAGGCATGGACTTTTGTTGTATTGTACGTCCAAAGCTCTTTAAACCAGTGTGTGACAGGAATAGTACGTCCGTACCGGTGTACTGAACAGTGTCCCTGTCTACGCAACCGATACCAGCTACAGTGTCCTGAAGAACCATAGTTGCTGGTGCTTCTGCTCCTTGGTACACAATGATGCTGTGCTTACCAAAGATAATTAGAAAGCCGTTGTGTGCAGCCAGTGCTACAATCTCGTCGTACCCGTCAGGCCAGACTTTAGACACGTCAATGGAGCCACTAGTGCCGCCTGAGAAGTCATGGCCTATCAAAAGGTCAGACCAGTACACGATAGAAGGACTACCACCAACTCCTGTTACCCAGAGACGACCGTAAGCTGACAGTACTTCGTTACCTAGTACAACACCGGCAGCACCAGCTACTGAGTCTAGACGTACCACTGACGAACCGTCGTACACTAAAGGTTCATGAGAAGCTTGAAACAAGTACGCTTTGTCGTTAAAGTTAACAATCTTCCAGTTGTCTGCTGTTACCGTGTAACTTCCAGGCGTAGCGTCAGTAAGCGTAGTAGTACCTGTGAATATCTTGTTATTGCCTACAGACAACACTACGTTGCTACCGGTACTTCTGTCGAACTCTTTTACAGCCCTGATCGTACCAGAGCCTAGTGCTGTTTTATTAGTTGTAATGACACTATGACCCTTACGTGCCGCAATACGACCACGTTTGTCAATCACAGCGTTGTCTGCTATTTCAGCAAACGACGGGTCCTGCGCCAACGGTGAATCTTCGGTGTTAATACCTTTGAACGCTGGCGCTACAAGATTAATACTCTTTAGTTCTTGAGCCATATCAGATAGTCCTAAAGTACATCTCTTCTGGATGCTTAGCTGCGTCTATTGCGATAGCGTCAGACAAATATCTATCAGCAATACCAAAGTACTCAGCAGTAGAAGTTCCTCCTGTTTCTCCACGTTCACGAGCCAACAAAGCAACAGCTAGGTGTACTACAGGTTGCGAAGGTATCAGCAACGTGTCAGTATTAGCACTCAAGTCACCTTGTCGTTTAATCACGTCAAACCGCAAGCTGTACACGCCGTCAGGAGTTGGACCTACGAGTACTTGCGTGTCACCACTAGCGTCAAGGCCGTTGTACGTGTAGTACATAGGTGCGCCTGTAGCGGCATTATTAATGTATAGTTGCTCGTTAAACCAGTCCTTACTTTGGTACTCCATAAAGACATTACTAGTGTCGTTAAGAACACACATAACCTTTACGTTGTCACCACAGTCCGTCAAGGAATAAGTATTGTCGTCGGCTGTAGTAGAAACAGTAATAGTGCTTCTCAAGGCAGACCAGTCGTTAGACTCCTCTACTAACTTCTTAGCGTCGTTAATAAAGTCACCAACCATCTTGTTGTAAGTAGTGCTAGTAACCGACGTGGTTTCTTCTTCACGCAGCCTACGTAGCACGTTATTCATAAGGTTCAAGTATGTCATCCGATATATTCCTTAAACAAACTGCTTGTTATTCCGGTTGGTCCTAATGTGTCCTGTAAAGACGCTACGTAGTCAACTTGAGGTGCTTGACCTATTTCTTCCAACGTAGGCAACTCGTAATTAATGCCTGACATGAAAGGAGTAAAGTCAGTTCTTTGAGGTGCTGCCGCAGCTGCCATCATGCCTGTACCACCACCAACACCAGGTCCTGAACCATCACCAGTACCAGTCCCTGTTCCAGCACCTGAACCACCTCCAGTTCCAGTACCGTCTCCTACACCAGTTCCTTCACCAGTTCCGTCACCGTCACCATCACCAGTTCCAGTAGTGTCTTTGGCCTGCTCTTCAGCGTCCTTCCGTACTTCTTCTGAAGACTGTAGATCCTTTTCTAACTGTTCGTCAGCAGCATCCTTGTTGGTTTGTTCAGCATCCTTAGCTTCGGTTTCAGCACTGGTGTCTTTCTGAGCGTTTTCGTCTTTGGTAGCTTCCTCAGCCGCTTGTTGCTCTTTGGCGGCTTCCTCTGCTGCTTGCTGCTCTTTAGCTTGCTCTTCGGCAGCTTGTTCCTTAACAGCTTCTTCAGCAGCTACTTCTTCTTTACGAGTTTGCTCAGCTTCTTCCTTACGTGCCTGCTCCGCTTCTTCTTTTTCTTGAGTCTCTGCAGCAGCTTCCTTTTCTGATCTTTCTGCAGCAGCCTCTTCCTTTTCTTGAGTTTCAGCGTCAGCTTCCTTTTTAGCCTCTTCAGCGTCCTTGGCTTGATCTTCAGCTTCTTTCTCTGCTGTTTCAGCCTCAGCGTCCTTCTGAGCTTCTTCGGCAGCTATTTCTTCTTTCTCTTTAGTTTCTGCAGCAGCGTCCTTAGCTGTTTCTTCGGCGTCTTTATCTTCTTGTTCTGCAGCTGTTTCTTCCTTAGTTTTGTTTTCAGCATCCTTGTCTGCAGTCTCAGCAGCAGCCTCTTCTTTACGTTGCTCTTCTGCAGCAGCCTCTTTAGTTTCTTGTTCTGCAGCAACATCTTTATCTTCCTGTTCTGCAGCAACGTCTTTCTCTTCTTTTTCAGCATCTTTGTCTTGTTGTTCTGCAGCAGTATCCTTGGCTTCTTTCTCAGCATCTTTATCAGACTGTTCTGCAGCTACTTCTTTATCTTCCTGTTCTGCATCTTTTTCTTCTTGTTCTGCAATAGCGTCTTTATTTTCTTTTTCTGCGTCCTTATCAGCTTGCTCTGCAGCAGCGTCTTTTTGTTCCTTTTCGGCTTCTTCCTTTTGAACTTCTTCAGCAGCTTCTTTAGCTATTTCTTCAGCTTCTTCTTTTCTACCCTGTTCTGCTTCTTCCTTCTGCTCTGTTTCCGCTTGAGCATCTTTTTCTGCAGTCTCAGCAGCTACCTCTTCTTTCTCTTCGGTTTCAGCCTGAGCGTCCTTCTCAGCAGTCTCTGCGTCCTTAGATTCAGTTTCAGCATTGGCTTCCTTCTTAGCTTCCTCAGCTGCTACTTCTTCCTTTTCCTGAGTCTCAGCCTGAGCGTCCTTTTGGGTTTGCTCAGCGTCTTTATCTGACTGTTCTGCAGCTATTACTTCTTTTTTCTTAGTCTCAGCATCTTTGTCAGCCTGCTCTGCCGCTTGTTCTTCCTTAGTTTTGTTTTCAGCTTCTTTGTCAGCTTGTTCCGCAGCAGCATCTTCCTTTGCTTTATTCTCAGCATCCTTATCTTGTTGCTCAGCTTGCGTCTCTTTTGTTTCTTTTTCTGCGTCTTTTTCCTGTTGTTCAGCTACGTCCTTTTCCTGAGTCTCAGCCTCAGCGTCCTTCTTAGCTTCCTCAGCTGCTACTTCTTCCTTTTGATCGGTTTCTGCATCAGCATCTTTCTTGGCCTGTTCTGCGGCTGTTTCTTCCTTCTCTTTAGTTTCAGCATCGGCTTCTTTCTTAGCTTCTTCTGCTGCTTGTTCCTCTTTCTCCTGAGTTTCAGCCTCAGCATCTTTCTTAGTTTGTTCTGCAGCTATTACTTCTTTTTTCTGAGTTTCAGCTTCGGCGTCCTTCTCTGCTTGTTCAGCAGCAGCCTCTTTCTCTTCTGTTTCTGCTTGCTGTTCCTTTTGAGTTTCCTCAGCGTCCTTGCCTTCAGCTTCTCCTAACTCTTTTTTATCTTCTTCAGCCTGACGGTCCTTCTCTGCTTGTTCAGCAGCAGCCTGTTCTTTTTCCTGAGTCTCTGCTTTAGTGTCCTTCTTAAGTTGTTCTCCAGCAGCCTGCTCTTTTTCCTGAGTCTCTGCAGCAGCATCCTTCTCTGCCTTTTCAGCAGCGTCAGCTTCCTTTTGTTCGGTCTCTGCTTGAGCTTCCTTATCAGCTGCCTCAGCTGCTTCAGCTTCCTTTTGCTCAGTTTCAGCAGTGGCTTCCTTCTGTGCTTCTTCTGCAGCTGCTTGTTCTTTCTGTTGTGTTTCTGCAGCAGATTCCTTTTGTGCTTTTTCAGCAGTCTCTTTGTCAGCGCGCTCAGCAGCATCTTTAGAAGCTTCTGCAGCAGCGTCCTTAGATGCACGTTCGGCTGCAGCATCTGCATCCTTTTGTCTCTCAGCTGCAGCAGCGTCCTTCTGTCTTTCTGCGGCAGCATCTTGTTCTTTCTGCTGTCTTTCCGCAGAAGCTTCAGCCTGATCCTTTTGTATTTCTTCAGCCGTGTCGTCAGCAGAAGGAACAGTACTAGCTAATGGGTCGTCTTCATCAGTAGGAGTAGTAGAAGAGTCACCTCCGCCACCTCCACCGCCACCTACTTCAGGCTCAGGCTCAGGTTCTGGCTCTTCAAAATCTGCTTCTGGGTCGATAAAAACAAAACCCCCTTGTTCGTCGGCATCTACTAAATAAGGAGTTTCACCGTGGCCTTCATACCTAGCAATACCACCGACGCCTTCAGTGTTTCTGTCCCGATTAAAGTCAATAACAACTCTTGTACCGTCCGAATGTACATAGTAACCGTCAGCTGCTAGTGCTTCTGCAAGTTCACTAGGAGTGTTTACTCTATATAACTGCATTAGAGTTTCTTGTTCGCTTCCAAAGATATCAACGTAACCTTGGTCAGAAACACCAATACCGTTGGCTGTCATGAAGTCGATAAAAGCACCAACGTCACCTGTTGACACAGCTTGGTCAATAGCACTTTGATAGGCTGAAGTTGTTGGTCCTATTTCTCTAGGATCATAAGGAACCTGACCTTCAGTTAAACCTGTTAGTTGGTCTACAACAGTAGGGTCACTTACTATGTTACCGTCGGCGTCAAACCATTGACCTTCGTCTTGGTAGTAAGCAAGGTTGCCTTCAGAGTCATAAAGACCGTCCTGACCTAACTGGATTTCTCCTGTAGCAATAATAGACGCGCCGTCTTCAGCAAAGCCGTCGTAGTAATCAACAGTGCCGTCTTCGTTTACTGCAGCGGTGCCTCCTAAATCATAGACATTACCGTCAGCGTCAACATAAGTTCCGTCAGAAGTATACCGAAGTCCTTCTATGTCTTGACCTAGAATTCTATTACCGTTTTCGTCGGTATAGTAGTAGTATGAACCAGGGTCTATGTAGCCTTCACCTGCTCTGTACTCTAGTTCTTCTTCGTCTACTTCCTCTATAGCACCTTCTACAGCATCACCAATTTGACTTACAATTTCTTCAAACTGTTCTGTGTACTCAGAGATGTCAGTGTCAAATAAACCTTCTGCTTGTGACAAGAAGTCTTCAATAGCACTAATGTCTGGTACGTAGCCTCTAAAGAATTCCTCAAGCTGGTCTAACTCAGTTTGTGCTAAGTCTTCTAGGTTTTCTAAGTACTCACCAAACTGGTCCGTAAAACCTGCGCGAACCATAGCTTCAATAAGCTGTTGTGGGTCTAATTCACCGCTTGTAGCTAACTGAGTAGCTGAGTTAATAACACCTGCTTGAACAACAGCGTCAACAAACTCGTTACCTGTTTCTAATGCTTGGAGTGCTTCCTGTGCAATGTCGGTGTCTAACAAACCACCAGTAACAGCAGCTTGTATAACACTTTCAAGGCTTACGTCTAAGTCACCACCTGTTAAGACGCCGGTAGCTACCTGTGAGATTACTGAGTTAACAGCAGCAGAAAAAGCCGCAGCAGAAGCACCACTTAAACCTACTGTAGAAGAAAGAGCAGAGCCAACTCCAGCACCGCCTAAAGCTAAGCCTACAGCAATTTGGAAACCTGCTTTAAAGATGTCTCCGGCACCGGAACTTTGGTCTTCTACCTTAACGTAAGCTGACCCGTTCCATCTAAAGCGGTCTCCCGAAGTAGAATAAAGATCAGTAACAACACCGTACTTACGTAGTAACGCTTGGTTAGCTTCAGAGTTAAGCCAGTTGTTATAAGCACCAGCTTGAGTACTAGTTTGTTGTCTACGTAGGTTTTCTAAGTTTTGACCAGGGTCGCTAGGATCAATAGTTAAGTCAGCGTCACCCTCAAGAATCATCTGTTGATCTTCGGTAAAGCCGGTGTCTGCGTTAGCCCAGTCTCCAACAGTCAGCTCACCAGACTGAAGTAACTCTTCACGCTCAGTCATGTAAGCAAGATAATTGTCAAACGTACCGAATACTTCAGGTAGTCTGTTTACTTCGTCGCTTTCAAAGTACTCACGTAGTTCGTCTACAGTAACCTGTCGAACTTCTCCTTCCTGACCATAAAGATAGTTCTGTTGTGCTCCTCCTCTTTCCCTACCTTCTATAAACGTAAAGGTCATTTCTTCTGTTTCTGGCTCTGGAGCAGGAGCAGGTTCTGAAGTAGTAGGTGGTCTAACTATAGGGGCTTGCTTTGTGGGACCACCTTTGACCCCACCAGTTGGCAGTGTTGGTTGGCCTACAGTTTCATCAAAGGTAGGCGTACCTCCTGAGTACACGCTCCCACCTGTAAACATTCCTCGAGAACTTTTAGCCATTTACTTTTCCCTTGATACGCCCTTGGTTTTTTCATAAGAGCGCATAGCACCAAGACCAAGCATACCCATTAGTACAGGCATCATAGTCTCTAGGTCAATGAGTGGTATAGTAACTTCAATAGCCAATAGAGCTAAAACAAAGTTGGTAAACGGTATAACCATAAAGTTGCCCATCATACCTAGTACACAACACCAGCCAACAGCAGGTCTCCAACCAGAGACAAATAAGGACTTGTGTGCTGCTTCTACCTTGTTAACCTCTAGTTGTGACTTAGCAAGCTCCTGA